TTAACCACTAGAAACTCTAGCGAAACCATCTGTTCCTTTACTTCCTACAACATCCCAGTCAAAGCCTCCTTTTTGCCCCCCAACACCTCCACGACCAACAACCAGAGTAATTGTCTGATTAGTTGTACTTCTATTAGTGTATTGAGCTACTAAAACAGAGCCAGATGCTCCGCCGCCACCAAAAGACCAGCCTTCGTCACCAATTCCTTGTGCACCATCACCACCTTTGCCAAACAAAGCAATAGGACTTACAGAGGTTCCACCTGTATGATCTTCTCTGGTTGCGTTGCCTGCTTTACCTTGAGTAATAGTAGTTGAATCGAAGGCTCCAATAATATCAACATCTCCAATTGTACCAGCAAGACCATTGTCATAAGAGGAACCATTACTCCATACACCCTGAGTACCGCCGCCGCCGCCATGTACGATAGCTATGTTTTCACCGTTTAATTTAAGTAGAACATCTGCACCATTCTGACCATTACTTAAGGGATAATCAGAACTATTAGAACGTCGAGATGCTCCACCACCACCGCCAGCACCAATCAACGTGAATACTTTCGTTTCACCCGGTTGAAGAATAAAACTATATGAGCCAACCGGATAATCTCCATCTACTGTGGTGCTATTGGGATTTTTATGCTGAAGAACTTGGAAACTTACTTGACCTGAATATACAACTCGGTTTTGGCCTGAGCGGTTAAATATTTTTGGCTTAAATGAATTAACATCACGATCAAATGAAGAAGCCTCATTACCAGATTCAGGACTTAGAAAAATCCCAATATTACGATCTGTCAAATTGTAAATATCAGGTGCTTTAATCTTATCGTTATCAGCAACCCAACCATCTGAGCCACCAATCATTGTAACTGTGCCACCGTTTTCGCCGCCATTATAATAAAAAACACCTGACGCGAGGATTCGTGGATATGAAACATAATTAAGTAAAGCTGTAATCTGTGCTTGAAGTTCATCACGTGCTTGCTTATTAAAACTAGCCTCTTTGACAAAGCGGGCTTCAATTGCATCTGATAGTTTTTCTAAGTCTGGGTATGTTGCTAAAAGTTCATAAAGTTGTTGACGATTATTTGGGTTTAACACAACGCCATGTTTCTCTAGTACGTTTGCTATTTCCTCTTGAACCATATTGCACCAGTCAGGGGTAAGATAGGTTGCATCCTGTCCCGGCACATCTTCATTTGAATGAAACCCATTCTTTCCTTTACCAAACATATCTGGTCGTGCATTTACACTATCAACTCGTTTCATACTTTTTCCTCAATGATGTCGTACCGCAAATAAGCTGGTAAATAATTTTCAATGATGCATGCCATATCAGCTTGCACTGGGGCTTTTAAGATCAGTTTGACTTTGAACCGCAGGTTTTCAATGTTGATTGGTGAAACACATGTCGCTGTACATTGCATAGGTCTGTAGCGCACTAAATCAATCAACCCAATACCAAATAAACCTAGTAAACCCTCAAGATAAGCACGGTTTAAAACATTCTTTGTTTGTTGAATCCACTGAATAATCTGAAGACGTTCTTCAATTGTTTTATTTGTATTTACAGTACATTTCAGAGGCAAACCCAAAGCAGATTCATATTCACTTAATAATTCTTCTGGAATCTTCTCTAATGTGGTCAAAACACGTTTTGCATCGACATCAGCTTGTGCAAGTATTTTTGCATGAGCGTATACATCTTTTGCAATGATTCCTTTAGGTGAGGTGTCATAGCCACCAGCAGGCAGTAATTGACGAAGTACGGATGCATAAAGCTCAACAGTTTGCTCATAGGTCATAACATAGTCACCGTTAATATACCGATCCGGAGCCAACCAGTCACAAACACATTTAAAGTAGGTGCCTGATTTGTTGCTGGTGTAAGCTGAACATCTGTCACACCCGGTAATGCTCTAATTTGACTAACAAGAGTAGAAGCAACAAAAGTTTCTCCCGGCTTTAAAAGTCCAACATAATCACGAATGACTTTTTCAACATCAGTTTGACTCACACTACCTGTTACTAATACAGTGACATTCAAATACTCTTTAGTTGGTGAATAAACTCTTACATCTCCCCAAAATCCAGCATATTCATCTAGCACCGTTTGAACCAAAGCTAACAATGCAGTACTTGGAGAATTTGGAGGATTACCCGCTGCCGTGATTGCAACGTCCAAAGAACCAAGTCCACGACGTTTTGGAAAAATAAAAACATCGGCCACACCCGGCACATCTTTCACAATACGTCTAAGGTCAGCTTCACGATCACGAATAAGACCTAGAGCCTCTTTATCCATCATCCGCTGACGCCAAGCTTCAACGTCTTCAACATCAACACCAGCAGATATTTCAATAACATCCACTTGTGCAGCGACACCCGGCAACGGACTAACCCAAAGCAGCTGCACACCATCGAAATTCCAGCTCACACCTTCAAACTCAGCAATAACTTGGATTTCTTTAGGCTTATTTGCTGTAAGTGTCTCTTTATATATAGTTAGCCAGTAATGACCTTTGCCATCTGTGACTTTCGTACCAGCTGGAATAGTGACCGCAATATTTGATGTCGCTTTGACACGCCCTGAAGCTTTAGAACCTCCATTACGCGGGCACTCTAAGCGTTTTGCATGGATATAAAGAAAAGGTTCATCAGCTGTAGCAACAAAAAGCTGTTTTTGAATATAACTTTGATGATGATAAAGACCCTCAACCACAGCAGCTTCACCATCTGCGCGAATGGCTGCATCATCTTCATCATCTAGTGTTAATCCAGTTAAATTTTGGATTTCCTGAATGATTTCAGCACGTAATTGGTCAAATGTCCTGATTGGATATGCCATTGATTAGCCTCCAACCTTAACAAAATAAAGGATTGTTTGTTTCTGACCAGATAGCTGTGTAACTTCAATATTTAGGTCCACCTGACTTTTAACTGTTTGAACAGCATTTACCAAAATTGCAGCAAAACGATTGGGCACTAAGCCTTCTAAAGCTTCTTCAGCAAATTGTTTAACTGTTTGAATGGTACGAGTTACATCCTTAGACCGTTTCAAAGTGTATAAGCGGCTGCCAATATTAGAATTAGCCCAGTACTTGCGTCGATGAATGTTTAAACGCTGGCAAATTGCTTGTACTTCATTTTTACTGAAGGCAGCATCAAGGCTCATCAGCACATAATCTTTTGTTTTTAAATCAATATTCGCCATGATGCACCTACATTGGTTCTGTTGGAGTCGGTGTATTACCGTGTTTATGTTTGTTATAAATATCGCGCATTTCCTGCATTGAGCCTTTCTGATCTAAGACATTGCCATTCGGCACATGCAAATTGCCCTCATCAATAAAAAGGTCACCAGCGGTGATATGCGTACCATCTTCTTTAAGTAAAAGGCTGTGCCCAAATTGGTCGTAAACGCAGGTTTCACCTTCATCAACATTGACCACGACGGTTCCCCCAGTCGTTGCAACAACAATTGAGCGCGAGGTTTTTCCGTGAAGAGGAATAACTACAACACGTGCTCCATCGGGTACATATGAGCTAAAACCGACTTGCTGAAAAAGTTCAATTTCTTGCAATGTCTCATCGGCAAAACCCTTTAATTGCAATACTTTTGAACCACCACGTGCGACCAGGGCGAACAATGGCTGTCTGATTTGCTTAAGAGCCTTATTTATCTGGGAAGCTACAGCTCTCATCATGATTTTTTCTCCTTTAATACCAATGGATTTGCCCAGTCACCCTGACGTTTCAGAAGAAGTTTTGTGGTTTTCCCGTTCTTACGGTCAAGTTGAAAAGTGCGACCATAAACAGCCCATTTGGCTGTCGCTCTTGATAAAACATTGGTTTCTAAATTGATGTACCAGCCCGTTGACCATAGTTTTCCATCGATCATCCAACCGGATACTGTTGCAGTCAGCATATGGGCTTCAAGGTCGTTGTCTTTTTTGATTTTTTCTAACGCAGCATTGGCTTCTGCTTCAGTTTCGACATCGCCCAAAGTGACGATTTTTAGACGGTTATAGTCATACTGTGTTTGAGCGGTAGTCTCAGACAGAATTGAGGTGGCATTACTATCCTGACTTAAGACCTTGATATCGCTAAACACCCTAGAAACATCATTTTCATACTGAAGACTGAGAACGTTGTTGCTGTTATTCAAAGGACGCATCAAGCGTAATGGTGTTTGCACGTGATATGGATTGGCAAATGGGTCACCGATCTGCAACGTCCCGTCAGGGTCAAGCCAAACATGTTGACCTGTGATTTGAGCTGCTTTTGTTAATGCATCCCAGAGAGATTCACCCGGCTCAACAGAGACTTTATTCTTCAGCCAAGCATTGTTTTGAATGCGGACATCATGAAACAGTGAACCTAAATCGCCGCTCAAGACGTAACGACCTACCAACTCCTCGAGCGTTATCTGACGTCCATTAAAAATCGGTACGGAGCAATCAATTAATTGACCTGCAAGGTCACGGCCGGAAATCTGTAAACCATAACCGTCACGGCTTGCAGCTTCAGAAATTTTGTCTGCAACAGAAGTCAAAATGAGTTGATTTGCATGGTACGCTTGAACCTTGGCACCGCCTTTAATATCAGCATTTAACGCTTGTCCACCTGTTTCAAATAGCGTAAAGCTCCAGTTTTCTGCTGGAGTATCGATCTGACTATCGATTTCAACTTGATCCCAGCCTGTAGCTTCTAAACCCGCAATCACAAGTCGGATTTCATTACCCTGATTATCTTGCATAGATGGTTAGCTCCATACCGACCTGCAATGCCGCAGGGTTCACTAAATCAGGGTTTAAGCGTCGAATTTCTTCGGCACGGCTCATATCCCCATATAAAAAGTGAGCTAACCAATGCAATGTGCAAGGTACAGGCACTTGTGTTTTAGTTATTGGTGGACGTGTCTCAATGAGTTCTTGGATTTGATCCTGTATTTGAGCAGCAACGTCTTTATAGACTTGTATTTGCGTAATACTTTCATAGGAATTAATGGCACGTTCTTCACGAATAGCTTGCTGAAGTACTTCACGTGTTTTTTTACGGACAAGCGCTAAATCGACTGGTGAAAAGCTAATATCTTGATTGTTTGCCATTTCAGTGCGTGTCGTTGCGATAACTTGTTGAGCTATCGCAACTTGGCTGGCTGCCTGTGTTGAACGCCAGACTCGGTCAAGCTCTGGAGTGCTGTTATCACTTTGAAAAAGGTTTTCAAATCGCTCGACCCGGTGTACTACATCACGCCATTTCGATAGAGCAGAAATATTAGTATCAAAGGTTACAAGTTTGGTGACGTCATCAACTAAACCAACGATCCAGTTTGCAGGTGATAAAACATCTTCAATTGTTTGCTTTGCTACACCTAAATAAGAGCGGGCTTGATCGATGCCGTTGCGAATCGTGTTGACTGTATTAAATAACTTATCAGTGTCGACAATTTTGAGTTTTTCTAATGCACTTTCTAATGCTGAAGCAGGTGCATCGATAATTGTTGTTGTGGCAATTTTCTCAGGTGTAGCAATAGGAACAAATAGCTCTTTAATGGGGCTTATTTCATGTTTTAAAGAGGCCAAATTAGCTTGGGCTATCAAAAATAATACTGGACTGACTGTTTTTGAAAAACGGTCATATAAATTTAAAGCTGGTGCATCAATCACGTTGGCTTTTCTAGCGATTATTGGACTGTTTCGAGCTTTTCAAGGGGTGGTATGAGATGAACTTAAAAAAGATTGTAGTTTTTATTGTCGTAATTTTACTGTTATCAACTCTATTGTTCTGGCAAATACAGTCTAGCTATCACAAAGCGATTTTATTAATTGTTTTGACTATTTCAGCTGCTTATTTAGGCAAGAGAAATATAGATAAAGTTATTTTGTTTATTCCAACACTTATCGGTTTTTTGATTGTGTATTTTCTTAAACGATGAGGTTGCCGTATGAAATTCGATAAGAAAGCTAATTTGATCAAACTAATCCATGTGGGAAAAACGAAACTTGGTTTAGATGATGAGCTTTACCGCGACATTCTTAGCAGTACTACGGGTAAAACCAGTTCAAAAGATTTGAACCTAGCACAGCTTGATGCTGTGCTGGATCGGTTCAAACAACTTGGCTTTGAAGTTGAATCAAAAAATAAATCTGGCGTTAAAAATTTAGCGAATGACAACCAAAGTAAATTAATTCGTCATTTGTGGTTAAAACTTCACGAAGTTGGTGAGGTCAGAAACAGTAGTGAAAAGGCCCTAGCAAAGTTTGTAGAGAAAAGAGTTGGTGTGAGCGCATTGCAATTTATGAGCAGCCACCATACAGACATGATCATTAATCACTTACGCCAATGGTGCAAACGTTGCGGCATTGAAAGAACAGAACAATAAGAAAGTAAAAACCCCAGTGCGCCAACACTGAGGTTTTCAATTCCACCCACCGACGAAAGTAAGAGGAGATAAATCATAAAACTGCTAAATCTTAACATGGGATAACAGCGGGAGCAATTATGGTTTATCGTCCTCACATCACTGATGCACAACAACTATTTTCTGATGAAGAACTCATTGCACTTATGCCTAAAAACTTTGCATTTGTGGCGAAGCTTATCGGCATAAAACCAGCTTTAAGTCTTATTGAGAGCTATGGCGGCATTCTAGTTTTTGTACCACATAAACATGCGTTAGGCATTCATCATGATCTGTCACAGATCATTGGTTATTCTAAGCTTCAGTTACTCTCAGAGCACTTAGGGAACACTTCAATAGAAGTGCCTATGGCAACTACTATCATGATTGCTATGCGTAATAGAACGATCCGTGAAATGGCAGCTAAGAAAGAAAGCCGCTCTAAAATCGCTCGTAAATTCGGCGTGACAATTAGAACAATTCGTCATATCGTAAATGGTGAAGAAAAGCTTAAATTCCATTTAGACCAGAATCTGGATTTATTCGAATAAAAAAGCGGACTAAAAGCCCGCTTTTTCTATTTCACAGTATGAAAAATCTTTTCAAATCTTATCCCACTCAATCCCATCTTATCCCGCTAAATCCCACAATTATCTCATCACTCTTATATATTTATATTA